TTTATTGTCATTTCATTATTTTTAAAAAAATTATTATTATTATCAACTTTCAAACCACCTTTTGAAAAAAAATTATCTGTGTAATTAATTTTATTCCTATTTTCGTTTTCCCTGAATAGAACTTTATTGTTAACTAATTTTTTTAATCCTGTCATGTTTTTTTTCGCCTTTCTGATTCTCTGGGAATTTTTGATTCCCAGAGAATCGAAAAAAAATTAAGATTTAATAATCATTTCTTTTAAGCGTGGAGATTTTTCCAGTAGTACAATCAATCCATTTGCGAAGTCTACAATCTCATCATTCATTAAAACTTCTTCGCTTTTCTCGTCTCCACATTCTCCTATCAAATCTAATTCCTTTCGTATGGTTTCGAGTTTGTCCACAATTTCATTGTTTCTGGTTTCTATGGTTTCGATATCTTCATAAATATAATTAGATGTAATGTCCTCTAGGTGGCTCTGGGCGTTTTCTATATCCGATTGTAAATCTGAAAGATTTGATTTTATTGTTTCACTCTCTGAAGTTTGTTCTTCTAGAAGGTTTTCAGCTGTTGCTAGTTTTTCAAGTAAAAATTCTGTTGTCAGATTGTTACTGTTGCTTGTCCAATTTAGCTTTTTGATTTGTTCCATTTTTTAAGCTCCTAAGGTTTTAATTAAAAGATGCCCGACCCCTTAGGGGTCGGGCTGAAAAAATTTATTTTACTGAATCAATTAAATCGTTTTTTATTGTTACTTGAGCAAAAAACTCTCTAGGCTTTTTTATATCAAATGCAAATCTTGGGTTTATGGTTGGGCGATTGCATCCAACGAATGAGCCGTCTGACTTGTATTCATTCCCGAACATTGACGTTTCTGTGTAGTCCAGAGGTTGCCCGATATTTTCTTTTAATTCTTTTTTGCTTTTGTAGTTTAAGAACATCATTTGATTTTGCCTTTCTGATTCTCCGGGAATCTTTGATTCCCAGAGAATCGAAAAAAATTTAAAGAGTATAAGAAGTGTATTGAATCGGGTTGTTTGCTTCATCTAAAAATCTTGTATTCGCTTCATTTTTAGAAACGTAAATCTTCAGCTTGTCAAAAATCTCAAGGTCGTATTTGTTGAATGTTTTCTTGTTTGCTAGTTTCGCCAGTTGCTTGGCGTGTTCGCATACTGGGTAATAAAGAACCCTACCATAAACAGATTTTTCCTGAATTGAAATATAACCTTCTAGCATTGTGATTTCTCCTTTTAGTTGTGATAGTAAATTTCTTCAATAATTTCATAGACCGCATTTGTATCATCTATAAATTCTTGTCTCGTTTTGATTTCTTGGCAATCCTGACATTTGCCCAACTGCTCAAATTTTGAAGTCCATTTGATGCGGTCATGAATACAAAGATTGTTGTCTTTCAAAAAATGATTAATGCGAATCGTTTCTTCTTGCATCTTTCTAAGCTCTGCATCTGCTTCTTGGTACCCATTGGGAAGCTCTGGGTCATACATGTAATTGCGTGAAATGATATTTCCTGATGCCATTTTTTGGTACCTCCATAAAAGATTAGTAGAAAACAACTACTCTTATTATAGACTAATAAGCAAAAAACACAATATAAAAACTTGCTTCGATAGCCTAACCGGTAGAAGCGAACCCGAATTTTTAATTCGATTAGGTTCGCTGTTATTTCTTGAAAAGAAATACTCCAGTTAGGCAAGCAAGTTCTTTATAAATGGTTAATGACTTCGTAGTTTGTTATTAGCTGGTAACAAACAAAAAGAATTTTATACCGGGAGGAATGAACACTTAATTTTTTTTTACTCCTGGTTGTCAAACCAAGATTAAAAAAAATATATTAAGTATTACTCCCTGTATCAAAATAAATAAATTTACGGCAACGTTTTTTTGTTGCTGCAATTTCAATTGCAAGTAAATTTAGAGGTCTTTTTGGCTTGTGTCTGATTTATTTTTAGATGTAGTATTCTGTCCTGGACGGAAACATCCTTAAATTAACTTTTCATTAAAGGTTTTGTTTCATGAAAAGTTATAATTTATGCAGTCCAGAACAGGCATTGCTAAAAATGAATCAATAGTTGGCTAGTATAAAATAACAAATTTATAAATCTTTACTCTCCGTTGAAACATTTTAAAGATGTTTTCGAGGTTTGCTTTAAAATGTGTTGTTATAAAATCGTTTCAAGATAAATATTATTGCGGTTCTGTTTGGTTTATAATATTTATCAGATTTTATGTTATCCCAGAGAGGAATATTGTTATTTTATATCGAAGGTCAAATCGTGAATGGGTTAACTTCTTTTACAAGCTAGCGTGGCTTCATAGACCCCCAAAAAAAAGATAATCTATTCGTTGGCTATTGAAAAGCCTAAGCGAATAGATTAATAATTGATTTTTATGACTACGACCAAACAGCGTATAATATGGGTTTAGACTTTCGCTTTTTATTCACCCTCATACCAACAAGCCTTTGACTTTAAAGGTTTTAATTAAAAGAAAAAAAATCAATATGATTTAAAGGTTTAGCTTGGCTTTTGAATAGCCTGGATATAATTTAATAGGGTATAGTGGTTCCCATCACCCTTGGCCTTTTTTTTCTGCTCAATTCATGGGTCCGGATAGTATTTTTTGACCTTCATTTTGGGTCTTACCTCTTGACTTTGTATGCACCTTACTATACTATCGTAGGTACTTCATGTTGGAAAAAGTGCATGAGAGGCGTTTTTCTCCTCCTTTTTCGTCTTTCATGCACAACTTATCTAACTGAGATAGATATCGCCTTCTACATACCTTAAATCAAGCGAGAAGGGCACTTGAAAAGAAGAATACATATCAATCAGCACACGATACGAAAAAACCAGAAAACCGGAGAAAGAAAACCGGTAATTTCCTGTAAAACGTATAAAGAAAATCAGTATGCAAATAATATAAAAATTCTCGGCCCAGCAGAAGTAATCTATTCTCCCGAAAAACCATTATCTTGTGGTGCGAGGGTTTGGATAGAAACCACATCGGAGGTAATACTGGATGAAAAAGGATCAAGAGGATGAAATTAGAGAATGTAATATATGCAGTGGAGATTTTTCGTTGAGCAAAGAGGGTGGTATAGATGGATATATTGGAATATTACGATTTGCTTTGTGCCCTACCTGTTATGCGGGTATTGTAGATATGGTATATCAGATGGAATATTTAGATGAGGAGGAGAAAAATGAGTAATTATCTGGTAACAGGAGCATTTGGGTTTATTGGATCACACTTTGTAAATAAGATGTTGAAGGAAAACCATAGAATTATTGGAATTGATTCCATGTCGGCTGATGCTGATTTCTCTCTCAAACAGGAACGTCTTCACTTTCTGAACAATGCTGTCAAATACATAGAAAACAATAATAAAAATCCTAGAGATTTTATGTTTATGGGGCTGGATTTGTCGGAAACCAGTTCAATAGACAAACTTGGACAGTTGAACGATGAAATGAAGGTAGATGCAGTCATTCATTTGGCAGGTAGTGCAGGAGTGAGGCGTTCCAACGAGGAACCAGGGAAATATATCCGCAATAATGTGATGTCTACGGTAAATTGTTTAGAATTTTGCCGAAAATTTTCGATACCTAAATTTGTATTAGCCTCTACTTCGAGTATATATAGCGGTGCGAAGATGATTCCTTTCATGGAACACGACCAGATAGGGAATATGTTGTCGGTATATGCCGAATCAAAGAAGATGGCGGAAGATGTTTGTTCTACTTATCACCGATTTCATGGGATTGATGTATCTATATTGCGTTTCTTCACTGTCTATGGAGAAAAAGGCAGACCTGATATGAGTATTAGCAAGTTTATTGAGTGTATCAGTAGCAATAAAGAGCTGGTAATGTACGGAGATGGATCGCAATCCAGAGATTATACCCATGTACAGGATATATGTGATGGAATACAGAAGGCATTAGTCCCTGTAGGATGCGAAATATTCAATTTAGGGAAAGATGAACCGGTCAGTGTCAAGGATATTATTAGTAAACTAGAAGGAATTATAGGGAAAAAAGCGATTGTACGTTCTGAACCTAGACATTCTTCCGATATAGATTGTACGAATGCCGATATATCAAAGGCAAAACGTATATTGGAGTGGGAACCGAAAATATCTATTGATGCTGGACTAAAGAAAGTCTGGGAATATTATGGAAGATAGGTTTAATATACTCCTTGACGAAATGAGAAGAATCAACAGAGAGAAAAGACACGACTACGCTAACAAGAAAGATGTCTTTGCTAACTTTAGAATATGCGAGTTGGGAGGTATTCCAGCTTGGAAAGGTTGTTTAGTACGCTTATCCGACAAATTTAGTCGCATAATGCAATTTATGAAAGCAGAAAAACTAAAAGTAAAAGATGAAAAGATAGAAGATACCCTCCTTGATCTAGCCAATTATGCCTTAATTACTCTTATTCTGTACCAGGAAAGCAAAGACCGACCTAAATAGTTGCATTTCATTAATTATATTTCTTGCATTATTTTCATTTTTGTGGTATAATAGGAGTTCGATGGCGAAAGTTTAACGAAAATTGAGGTGAAATGTGGCAAAATTGAATAAAGGCACTGGATTAGAGCCTAGAGAACAGAAGTTTGTAGAGTTTTATCTCGAAAATGGTGGAAATGCTACAGACGCTGCCAAAAAAGCTGGCTATTCGGACTCTTATTCCAGAAATGCTTCCAAAAATATACTTGGAAAACCTCGTATCAAGACCTACCTAGAAAAATTCTTTTCCAAACAGGGTATATCAGAACGTATGCACAGGGCATATATGCGTTTAGACCAAGCATTAGATGCAACCAGGCCTATGAAGTTTGGAACCGGACAAAATATGTATGTAAAAGATGTTGAAGATTGGCCTTCCAGGTTAGATGCCATCAATAAAATATTAAAGATTAAAGGGGACTTCTCTCCAGAGCAACACGAACACGTTTTCCAAAGTATGTTTGAGGGGAAAAGTGAAAGTGAGAAACAACAAATATTAGACGAAGCAGATCAAATACTGCGTGATGCACAAGATAAACCTGATTGGGAAGAAGAATAATGCCAAATAAAAATATGCAAGGTCAAGATTTGATGTCTAGGATGCTTCCTCCATATGCTGCTAGATTGCCGATGGAACAGAGTCAACCAGAAACAGGAATACTACCTTATGAAGATGAAGCAGTACATCGAAGTCCGCTTGCACAGCGTGCTTTTGACGCAAATCAATACAGAGAAAATTTAACAAGAGAATTGATGAAACAAGGGCGAGCACAAGATCAAATGGCAGCAGCTATGATGAATATGGACCCACGTAACACGTACACATGGAAAGGATTGTCTGCTGGTGCTGATGCTTTAGGGAAGGCTGGTAAAACAATTTTCGATTTTACAGTACCTTTTGGAAGTTATGCAAGAAAAGGTGGAGAGCAAATTTTGGAAGAGTATGGACCAAAGTTACAACAAGCAATACTTGCTTTAATGGAAATGATACAATCTGGACAAAAATCTTTTGAAAAAGGATATAAACCTGGAATGAGATTGCGTTAATGGCAAGTTTATATCAAAAATCTGTAAAAAAATTTCCAGGAATAAGTGCAATCCCTGAAAATCAAATGTCTGTTTATAATAATCCTTCTAAAAGAGGTTTTGTTGAATTTTTTCCTTGGCATGAAAATCGCAATCCAGACATTCCTTATAGAAAATATAGACCTTTAGAAGAACCTATGAAAAATGTAGTAGAATTTAGGCGTGAAGGAATGAAATTACCACCTAAACAAAAGGTAAATGTTTTTGGTGGAGAAAGTTTACACGCTATGGAGGAATATAGTCCAGAATGGGATAAACTTAAAAAAACATTAATACAAACATATCCAATGAGAGAGCAAGAAGGTATTCAGAATTGGATAAGACAACAACAAATAAAAAGAAAATCACCTTATGTAGAAAATAGACCTGTACAAGATTGGTTTAATCGTTCCTTTGTAGATGCAATAATAAGAGGAAACTTAATTCCTGATCTTCCTAGACCAAAAGGAGTTCCTTCTGGAGATAATGAATGGAGACAGTTTATAAGAACTCCAGAACAAAAGTTAGCAATAAAAGAACTTGAAAAAATATTAATGGGTAAATAATTGGCTATTACTACAGTTACTGAAGCAACGAAGGTAAAACTCTCTGCCGCTAGAGATTCAGCATTGAAATCTATTGACCCAAATATAAATGACAATGCGTTTCTAAACTTTCTAGCGATGGTAAAGACCAAAGACGAGAAAGACGAAGGAAAGGTTAAGTTATTTCCTCGAAAGAAGTATATCAAGGATTTGGCACATCTATTCCAACATGAAAAGTTGTTACTGATTCC